TCGCTATGGATTTATGCGATTGCCGGACAATCCCGACCTGTTGGCTCTCCCTAGCTATACGCCACAGAAAATGTCGTTGGCAGAAGCAAGGTCTTATGAAGAGAATGACTGGACAGATGAAATGGAAGATCGCTTTGCAGACCGAGATTGGACAAGCTTTGGATATTAAGGAGGGTTTATGGAGTTTAAATGGTTCTTGAAAACTAGTAAATCTTATATGGGATATGGCAAACAAATATCGAAAACAAAATTTTGGCTTCTGTTTCCAATAGCTTATACAATATTTTTGTTCTACACATGGAGGAGATAGTATGGCTACACCAAAAAAGAAATACCCGTATAATTTCATCTACCGTGATGGTAAATACGTAGAGTTTGAACTAACAAAAGACGATTTTGATAAAGTGATAGAATACAAGATAGCAGGAAGGGCTGTAGTTCCTGTATCCATCGGCTTTATCGAAATCACAGATGTTGTAACGGCTGTAGAAAAGAAGGTAGAGGAACAGCCGAAGGAAAAGCCGAAGAAGGAAAAAGAGGATGATAGCTTCTCCAAGTTATTCAATCTTCCTTATATGGACCCGGATTCCGAGGATTACCTAAAGAAACAACTAGCCGAATTATGGGAGGGTGAGCAATAATGGCAGAAAAGACCGCAGCAAAACAGCTTTCCGCAGATGAGCAAAGGCAGCTAATTTCCACATATGAGCAGCGTTACCATAAAGCGGAACGGGGCATGGACGTAAAGCACGACAAATGGCAAACCCTTGATATGTTCGACAGAGGTGAACAGTGGGTGGGTCAAAGCATCCCACCTTGGATACCGAAGCCTGTCACTAACTTCGTTCGTTTTATCCGCACGCTGAAACGTGCCAACCTAGCTTCATCCATTCCGAAGTCTACATTTTACCCTGAGTACGAAGAAGATAAGCAAACTGTGGAACAGTTACAAAAAGCTTATAATTTTGTATGGGATCGTCAAAAGATCAATCGTGTGATTCGTAAGGGGATTGATCGATCTTTGCTACAAGGGACCGCAATTGCTTATGTTTATGTGGACGATCTAGCGATTAATGGTCGATACTTCGGAAAGGACGATAAGCGGAATAATCTGTTCCAAGGGGATATTTGTGTACGTATCTTCCCAAATACAAACTTCTTCCCTGATCCCGAAGCTTATCGATTGGAAGACTGTAAATACATTGAAACGACCGAAATTACTTCCCTTCGTACTGTCAAAGGGAACAAGAAGTTTAGGGAATATGCAGGAGATAACCTAAAAAAGCTTAAGTATAGCATGATCGGACAGAGCCAATCGGAAACTGGGGAAATCTATGACCGGGATAACAAGATTATGGACGGAAACCAGCCGATCCAAGGTGATGAAATGGTCACGGTTCATACCCATTGGGAACGCTATGTAAATGATAAAGGTGCTTGGCAGTTGGATGTAACCTACTACATTCGTGGAACGGACTTCCTACTGTATCGATTGGAGGATGTAAAGCCGAATGAGTATCCCTTCGCTGTCCTCTACGATGAGGAAGAAGAACAAGACTTTTGGGGAACGTCCACAGCTATGGACATACTGGAAAACCAAAAGATTATTAATAAGCTACAACAAACCGCTTCTATACTGGGAGTTCTTCATCAAAACCCACAAAAGGTTGTCCTTCGTGAGAGTGGTATTAACCCTCAAGAATTGGCACAAACGGGAACACTTCCGGGTAAAACATGGGCTTCAAACATTCCGAATCCAATCGAAATTGTAGAACCGATGCCGATTCCGAAAGAATTGTTTGAACTCGATGACCGCATGAAAGAAAATATACGAGATATGGTGGGTGTAAATGAAGCCTATACAGGTCAATCGGTGGGGAGCTTAACCACTTCCACAGGGGTAGACTCCCTAATCGAGAGGGCTACGATCCGAGATAAGGATAAGATGATTCAAATCGATGACTTTGTAGAACGGATCAGTCATTTGATCGTGCTGCATATCCTATATAAGTGGCAGGACAAACGACCGATCACAAACATTCAGCCGAATGGGGAACCTGATTTTGCCACTTATTCCCCAGTTGATAAACTAACTGCGGATAATCTAATGTTCCGGGTACGATCCGATGTGTACGCCAAGGCTCCTGTTACTCAGGCAACCAAGCGACAGCAAGCCGACAAATTAATGCAAATGCAGGGACAGTTCCAGTTCAATCCTCCCATCATTACACCCGAAGAATGGATTAATTTCCAAGACTTTGATGATAAGGAAGCTATTCTCAAACGGATGGAAGCAGATCGTACAAAAATGGAAAGCCAAGACGTAAATAACATGGCTCAGATGATGATGCATGTAGCCGATGAAATGCAGAAGATGAGAAGCCAAGGCTTGCCGGAAAGTGAGGTCATGCAAACCGCCCAGCAACTAGCGGTACAAATTCTGCAAGATAAGCAAAAACAAGATATGCAGAACGGCAGACCAAGGGATGCTCAAGCCGAAATGCAGCAACCAAAAGGTGTAACCGGGCAAGTACAGGCTGCGAATATGGCGAATGGGGCATAGTTGACAGAAAACAGGAAATAATATACAATACCTCATAGATCAACTTCCCTAGTTATCGTGAGAAAAGCCCTATCCAATCGGACGGGGCTTTTTCTTTTTCTTAAAATATATCCACCTGACTCCACTTGGGGTTAAGCTGTCTAGTAGTAAGTGAGTAATATAACCAATCCCAAAAGACAAAGCGTATAAGCGATTATAAGCCAATAAGGGTAGCAGAAAGCAAATCATCCCCTCTAATGAATGTGTAAATCCTCGATGACGAAAGAATAACCATAACGGCAACATCTTCCCAGCCGGAGCCTTTCGGTGATCCGCATCAGGGAATAATGAACCGATCACAACGAGAAATGGATTCAGGATATGATCTAATTCCCAATTCCCCAAAACAAGATACAGATAGACAGCAAGACCAAAAACCCAATGTATGCGACCATTGAAGTCAATCAGCCCCCTTTCATTATTCATTAGTTGTATTCTTCCCTAGTCTATTAAAATGTATTCAACTTTTTTATTGTTAAGTATTTACAAATTACTAGATTTCAATTACAATATGGCTAGTTTCGGGTGGTTCCGCAAAAGACCAATTTTAGAACAATTTCGCTACCCAAGCGCAAAAAGGGAAAGGGGTATAAAAATGGATATCGATCAGTATGAAGCTTCTCTAAAAGACAAGCAGGATAATCAGGATAACCAAGATAATGTTCAAGACGAATTAGATGGATTGTTTGATTTCAATGATGATGACAACGATTTTGATATAGAAGATGAACAAGAGGAAGAAGATTCGGAAGATCAATCGGATGATGAGTCAAATGAAGATCAAAACGAAGATCAGGAATCTGAAGATAAGCAGGAAGATGAGCAAAAAGAGGACAAGCCTAAGCAATCGGATGAAGAAAATGCTAGATTTGCTGAAATGCGTAGACAGCAGCAACTCGATAAGCAGCTTCAAGAACGGATGCAGCAGACTCCCGAATATCGTGTGGCTCAGATGTTGGCTCAACGTTATGGTGTAACCACCGAACAAATGCTGCAACAGCTTGAAGATGAGCAGTTGAAGCAGGAAGCTAAAACGCAAAACGTCCCAGTTGAGTTTTTACGACAAAGACAAGAAGATTTAAAACGGGTTGAGTCCGTACAAGCCGAATTAAACCAACTTCGATTTGAGTCGTGGAAATCCCGTGTGGATCGTGAAGCCGAAGCTGCCAAACAATCCCTTCCTTTATTGACAGATGATGATATTCAACAATCAATCCAGTTTATGCTACGAACAAACCCTGACGTTCCGTTGGAGGAAGCGATTTATGCTGTTCATGGACGAAAGATAGCAGACTCTATTAGAGAACAAGCCAAGCAAGAAGCTTTGGCTGAACTCAGTGGAAGAACGAGCAACAGTCCACTACCAATGAAAGGTGGTAAGTCCGATCCGGCTGTCCAACTTTCTGCGGATGAAAAGTACGTAGCGAAGCAAATGGGCATTTCGGAGAAGGATTATCTCAAATATAAACGAAAATAAAAGGAGGTTTTGAGTCATGGCATTCCATTACAGAAAATCGCTTGACGGAGACAGTGTAGCATCTGCTAAAGATTATTCTTTAGATGCGACTTATGCTACTACTGCAAAGCGTGGCGACATTGTTCGTCTTAACGCTTCCGGTAATCTAGTACTAGCTGCTACTGGTGACACAACTGTACTAGGAGTTTTAGTAGGATTCAATTTCGAAGGATTAAATGTAACCCCTAAAGTGGGTAAAGTTATCGTTGATCCTGAAACAGTTTACCAAGCAGATACAGTTGGTGCTGGTGCATTAACAGTCGGAACTGCTTACGGTATCGACGGTTCTTCTAACCTAGATACTGCGGATACAACAACTACAGTTGCTAAGATTGTTGAAGTTGTAAACGGAAAGCCTTATGTCGTACTTACAGCGAGACAACTAGTTTAATAGACTAGCTGTTTAAAAAGGAGGGAAATTAGATGCCTATTAACCAAGGTCAATTTGGACGTTTACTTGAGCCGGGTCTACGTAAGATTTTCTTCGAAACTTACAAAGAAAAGCCTGAGCAATATTCCAGCGTTTTAAACATGCTTACTTCTAAAAAAGCAATCGAAACAGACTTACGCGCTGGTGGATTTAGCATGTGGAATGCGAAGGGTTCCTTAGATTCTACTGAGTACGAAGACCCAACCGATACTGCACAGCTAACCTACAAGCATACAACCTTCTCTAAAGGTTTCCAAATCGAGAAGGAAATGGTTGATGACGAACAATATAACGTGATCAACAAAATGCCAAAAGCGTTGGCTCGTGCTGCTCGTGCAACAATCGAAACACAAGCTGCTTCGATCTTTAACAATGCATTTACAACTTCTTCTGCTAATTACAAAGGTGAAGCATTAGTTGGAACTCACACTCGTTTAGATGGTGGAACGACTACTAATGCAATTGGAGACTTAGCTTTGACTGAAGCTAACCTCGAAATTGCAATGAAGCTTGCCCGTGAGCAAGTGGATGAGCGTGGATTAAAAATTCAGATGAACCCTAAAATCTTGGTTGTTCCGGGTGCTTTGGAGTTCAC